ATTACTTATTTACATGAAAGTCACTGGTGCTGAAGAAGGATTCTTTTTGTATGAGAACAAGAACACTCACGAAATTACCGTAATCCCAATGGTAATGTCACCAGAAAACTTAGACTATGTAGACTACATATTTGACTGGATGAAAGAGGTTCGTGCTGCTTGGGAAGAAAAGAAAAACATCAAGCGTCCATTTAAGGGAGACAAAGCACCATGTACATATTGCCCAGTTAAAGATGCATGTTTTGAAAAACCAGATGGTAGGCATAAGATTGCCCCACTAGAAATTAGACAAGCATGAAAGTATGTAAAGAATGTAACTTAAAGTTTGAAGCTAAGACACATAATCAAAAGTATTGCTCAAACGAATGCTGTCGTGTAGCTACAAACAAGCGTATTATGGATAAGTACTATGCTAAAAAGGCTAGGCTAAATGGCAAAGAAAGACTTTGTGGGTGTGGCTCACCATTGAGCAGATACAACTCTGAAGATATTTGTTCTGTTTGTGAATCTAAAAATAAAAAAAATAAAAAGAATACAGCGATGGAGGCAATGAGTCGTGTCATTGGCACAACTAAAAAAGTCTAGTGCACACAAGGTACTAGGCATCGATGCCTCTACTGCATCATTAGCGTTTTGTTTATTTGAAAATGATAATCCAGTAAAGTTTGGCAAGATGCCAATTGTGGGAGCAGACATTTATGATAAGGTTAAAGATGCTCACAGAAAATCAGAAGCAATTGCCTCTTTAGTAGACCCAGACTATGTGGCAGTTGAATCTGCTATTATGGTTAGGTCAGCAGATGCTGGATTAAAAATTGCTATGATTGTTGGTGCAGCCCTATCAGCACTGCTAAAACCCGAAACAAAGGTTATTACTGTTGCTCCAGTTCAATGGCAATCTTTTATTGGAAATAATAATCCAACCAAAGCTGACAAGGCTAACATTAGACTAGAATTTCCAGGCAAGACTGATAGTTGGTATAAGGGTAAAATAAGAGATAACAGAAAGCAAAAAACAATGGACTATTTTAATAATAAGTTTAGTATTAATGTTACGGACAATGATACTGGGGATGCTATTGGAATTGCTTACTATGCTTATAATAAATTAACGGAGAGATCATGAGTAAACTTTATCAGTCAAAAGCTTGGCTTACAAAGAGATACATTATTGACAGAAAAAATATTGAAGAAATAGCAAAAGAATGTAACACAAGTCATCAGACTATTTATAGGTATTTAGTAGAGTTTGACTTAATTAGAAACCAAAGAAAGTGGTCAAGATGATTGAAAAAAATATTTGGCAGACCTATGAATGCAAAAGAGAAGATTTACCAGCATATGCACAAGAAGGAATAAATTCTTGGATATCCCAAAATCCTTCTTGGGATCACAACTATATGAGTGCAGAAGATAGAGAGCATTTCTTTAAATACGAATATAGTACAGAAGTTTACGATACTTACATGAAGATGCCTATGGGTGTTATGAAGGCTGGGCTTTGGAGATTTGCAATTTTACATGCCTACGGTGGAGTATATGCAGACCTAGATACAACTTGTGTTAGCAAAATTTCTAGATGGTTTCCACAAGGATATGAAATGGTAGTTGATATCGAAGGGGATACTCCTTGGTATGCTACGCAGGTTATTGCTGCAAGATCTGGTCATCCGTTTTTAAAAGATGCAATGGACTTATGCGTTGAAAGAGTAAAGCTTGGAGACTGGAACATACCTAATATGGTCCACTACTATACTGATGTTGCAATGTTTACAGACAGTCTAATGAACTCAATGGGTCTTCCTCCACACGAAGGAGATTTAAGAGTAAAAGCATATGAATACAATCAATCAGAGTTAGCACAAGAAAATAGATTTTTTGCTTTTTCTGGAGATAAGGCAAGATGTCTTCTTGATAAATATGTAAAACATTTGTACTGGGGAGATACAGGAAGAAAAGAAGGATACATTGCTTGGAAGGCAGACCCATTAGTAAACCAATCTTACAAAGATGGGTTTGATCCAAAAGACTGGAAAGAATAATGCCTACAATTGGAGTTCTTCCTGCATCAGGAAAGGCATCTAGAGTTGGTGGAATACCAAAATTTTGTTTGCCAATTAGTGATGACAGGTGCCTATTACAATGGCATGTAAATCAAATGCTTGAAGTATGCGATGAAGTTCGTGTTGCAACAAGACCAGAGTGGGTTCCAATTGTTCAAAACATGGACATGAATATAAAGCTTATCGTTAGAGAACCTTCAACGATGTCTGAAGCGGTTAAATTTATGATAGGTGAGTATAACGACACAGTGTTGGTTGGGATGCCTGATACTTATATATTAAATTCAACAAAGAACATTTACTCAGAACTATTAAAAAACTCAAACAATGCAGATTTAGTTTTAGGTATTTGGGATTGTCCAGATTCATTAAAGGGCAGGGTTGGTCAAATTGCTACTCTTGGAAACAAAGTAATAGCGTCAAAAGATAAAACAGACAACTGTGACTATGAATATTTGTGGGGTACTTTACTTTTCCGCAAAAATATGATAAGATATATAGACCCAAATAGAAACCATCCAGGAGAACAAATCCAAGAGTGGGTAACATCCAGGTTTGATGTTCAGGCAGTTAAAAATGACGGAGAATATATGGACATTGGAACTCTAAAGGGATTAAAAGACTTATACAGAAGAATGGAAAATTAAATGCACGAGTATGAAGATAAGTTTCATATTGAAGTAGATCAGGTAAATCATCCTCTCCACTACACAAATGACCCATCTGGTGTTGAGTGTATTCAGATTACACGCCACAGAAACTTTAATGTTGGCAATGCCTTTAAGTACCTTTGGAGAGCTGGACTTAAAGATGACAAAAAACAAATAGAAGATTTGCAGAAGGCAATCTTTTATATTAATGATGAGATTAATAGACTAGAGGGTAAATAATGCCTACTTATGAATATACATGCATGACTTGTGATAAGTCTATTGAAAAGCCAAATGTAAGGGTTGACGATAGGGACCATCAGCAGTGCGAGGAATGTGGAAATGTTCTTACCAGAAGCTGGACTCTTGGAAATGTTTCCGTATGGGCACCAACTGCTGGAGGATATCGTTAGTGTCTAGGAAAAAGGTTGTCTTAAAGTATAATCCTAACTGGGATGTAAGGCTTGAATATGTTCATGGAAAAGACTCAATCTTTCCAGGAACATTGGTTAAAATAAAAAATGTCCGTGGTGAATTTAGGTTTGTAAAGTATGTAAAAAATACAGACTCTGGCATGGAATGGATTGATGTTATTGGTCCTACTGGGTATAGATCCTTTTATTTGTGGGATTTAAAGGGTATAAAATGAATGGCGTACAGTCATTCAAAGTGATAGACAAATTCAAATGAGGGCAAGAGAAGCCCTAGCTGGTGCAGATCAACATTATTCTATGCTTATTAAAGAAGCCTGGGATGTAGTAGAACAGGCAGACCTAACCGCACAACTTCCACAAAAGACATCAGCCCTAAAACTTATTGCTGATATTCAACAAAAACAAATGGACATGCTGCAAAAAGCAGGAGTCTTGGATAACAATGAGTTGGCAGAACAAATTCTTGAAACTGAAGAAAAGCAAAAGTTACTTGTTGAAATTATTAGAGATGTTGTTTCTGGTTGCGATAAATGCAAACCACAAGTCTTCTCAAGACTAAGTGGAGTTACAGGACAAGCAGAGGCGTTCTAATGTTTGAAGACATGATAAGTCTTCTTGGCGGAGATGAATTCGATGAGAAGCCAGTTACCATTGAAGAGTTTGTAACCTCAAGAGAATACTTGGGGTTGCCACCACTTTCTGATTATCAATATACTGCAATCAAAGCTATGAGTCAAATCTACAAAAAAGAAACTCTTATGAATGTTTTTGGTCAAGAAGATGGGAGTAAGATTTGGAAACAAACTTGCAATGAAGTAGTTCTTCAGCTTGGCAAGGGTTCTGGAAAAGACTACATGTCAACTATCTCTGTAGCATATATGGTTCACTTGCTATTATGCTTAAAGGATCCAGCAAAATACTATGGCAAACCTCCTGGTGACTCAATTGACATTCTTAATATTGCTATTAACGCTGAACAAGCAAAGAATGTTTTCTTTAAAGGTTTAAAAAATAGAATTGATAAGTCTCCATGGTTTCAAGGAAAGTATTCTTACACGGCAGGTTCTGTAAGTTTTGACAAAGGAATTACCTGTCACTCAGGACACTCCGAAAGAGAAGCCTTTGAAGGATACAATGTTCTTTGCGTTATTCTAGATGAAATTTCAGGCTTTGCTACAGAAAGCACATCTGGACATGATCAAGCTAAGACTGGTCAGGCTATATACGAGATGTATCGTGCCTCTGTTGATTCACGATTCCCAGACTTTGGAAAAGTTGTATTGCTTTCATTCCCAAGATATAGAAATGACTATATTCAAACTAGATATGATGCAGTAATTGCAGATAAAGAAGTAAAGCTTAGAGAGCACACATTTAAATTAGACGATGCTTTAGAAGTATATGATCCAAACAATGAATTTACTGTTCAATGGGAAGAGGATCACATTACTGCAT